ACTGCTCGCCACCGTCGGTGTCCTTGAAACCAACAATGTCGTTTGAGGTGTTGTCGTACAGGAACTGCGAGTTTTGCTTCAGGTATGGCATGTCAAATCTCCACTGCGGAAGGCGAGTTGTAGCCGCTGAACATGTTCACCACGTCGGTGAGCGCGTTCTGTCCCTGCGTGGGAGCCTGCGCCATGTTCTTGACGGTCTGGGACTGCTGCTGCATGACGGCGGCCTGTTCCTTGGCGGCGAGCGCACGGTTGCGGGCGTCGCGCACGAGGGCCACGTCCTTGTCGGCCACGATGAGCGACGGGTCCACGCCGAGCATGTCGGCGTATACGTCGGCCCACTGGTCCTGGTCGAACTTGTCGAGGATGTCCGGCTTCATCTGCGCGATGGCGCCGAGGTTGCCGACGAAGCGGTCCACGGCGTTGGTGCCGATGGCGCGCTGGGCCTGCGCGAGCATGCTGACGAACTCGATGTTCAAGTCCATGCCCTGCAAATCCGGAGGTGCCGGCGGGACCATGCCAGCCTCAATCATCCGCGTGAACGTCATGTCCACCAGCGGGGACAGCAGTTCGTTGTGCAGGCGCTCGAGGACAGGCCCGAGCATGATGAGCTTCTCCTCGTGGCGCTCGGCGACCTCGGTGGCGGTCATGCGCGTGTTCTGCATGTTCGCCAGCATCAGGAACAGGTCGGCGTAGAACGATCCGCGGACGCGTTCGCGGCAGTCCACGATGTCGGCAAGCAGGTAGTTCAGATTGAGATTGACCTCAAACGCGGTCTTGATCCCGTTCGATGCGCCATCGTAGTACGAGATCCCGCCCGGGAGCGTCTCCACGTCGCGGTTCTTCATCGACGCCGGCACCTGGAGCGGCGGCTTGGTCTGGTAGTCGATGGCCTGCGCCTTGCGGAGCTGCTCGTGCTGGAGCTGCTTGATGTCGCCAAGCGCCTCCATGCCCGGGCTGTTTCCGTAGATATCGCCGCCCACCACGGACCACCGCGGGCAGAGGGCGGGGAACTGCATGAACCCGCTCTCGCGCAGGAACTGCCCGTTTTCGCCGCCGACCTCGAAGTACCACGAACCGAACGGCATGTTCTTGCTATCGCGCTTGCCGATGTCACGGTCAGCACGCGGTTCGATGGCATGGATGACAGGCACCCACTGGTCCAGGCTGCCCGTGTGGTACATGTTCTGCACGCTCACGGAGCAGTTCTCGAGGCCGAACTCCTTGACCATCTGCGACACGGTCATATCGAATTCTCGATACAGCGTGCAGACGCGGCCCTTGGCGTCGGTCGAAATGCAATACTCGCCGCACGTCAGCGGGTAATGGTGGATCACGTTTTGGAAATCGGGGAGCATGATGCTCGCCGAGGTGCCGAAGCACCCGAGTTCCTCGTACATCTGGTGCAGGCTGTTGTACGTGTTCGACTTCTGGAACACGCGCTGCATGCGCTTGGTCACGTCATCGAGCCACAGCTTGACGGGCGTGAACGAGTTGAGTTCGGGATCAGGCGTGGCGAGCCTGAACCACTGGCGGGCCGGACTCGTGGCGCCCGACATCATGCCGGCGCCCAGGGTGCGAAGCGCCCGCGTCCCGGTGCTGTCGTAGATGTTGTTGTGCCGGCGGTATCCGCGGTTGCGGTCCTGCACGAAGTAGCGGCCGTTGCGCGGCAGGATGTAGGACGTGAGTTCCTGCCAGTGCGCATACCAAGAGGCGCGTTCGCTCTTGAGCTGCCCCCAGCGGGTGAACAACCGATCCCGCGTGGGCGCGTTGGGGTAAGAGGATGCGTCTCCGGTGTATTGGCTCACGTTAGCCTCCGAGGAGCGACGAGCGCCCGAGCTGAAGATCCTGGGGATTTACGCCCGTTGGACCTGCCAGCATGGTGCTTGCCGGCCCACCAGCAGCACCGGATTCGGCGGCGCCCATGATCCCGGCAACATCCGGTTCAGCCCGGTTAGCGGCGGCCATTGCCTGCTGGCTACGTCGCTGTTCCGTACGGGCCTTTGCGGCGGCAGCGTCTTGTGCCTTTTTCTGCTGCCGAGCCGCATAGTCCTGTGCCTGACTTGAACTGACCGCGTTGTAAGCGGTTGCGCCCGCTCCAGCTGCTGCCGCTCCTGCCAATGCCCACGCCGCTAGTACAGATGCTTCAATTCCCATTTTGAATCTCCTTCATTACAACGATGTCAGCGGGCGTGTAGCCGCGCCGTGTAAATGCGTTTGCGAGATCAGTGCCAGCGCGAGTGTGCCACAGCACGCGAGTTGCCCCACGCTTTGCAGCTTCTTTCTCTGCGGCGATGATGAGCCGACCAGCGGTGATGCCTCGACGATCCGGGCGCACAAACAATGCATCGTTCGATGCAACCTTGATGGCAGGGTTGTGCATGTGATTCGTCACGGTCATCGTGCAGTACCCAATTATTTCGTCGCCATCGAATGCCGCAAGAACGAACATCAGGCCAAGGTCAACAACGGCTTGGTATGTTTCCACGGACGGCTTGAATTCAAAGCCGAATCCGGTTTCATCCCAATTCTGGCGCATGAGTTCGGTGATCGCGGGCATGACGTCCGCGGGTTCAACAAGCGCAATGCGACTCATTGTGGCAAGCCTGACGGCATGACTGTATTCCTTGCGGTAGTCGTTACGGGTACTCACATATCGTCGTACGGGTCGTAGTCCTTTGGGCGCGACGAAATCTTCTCGCGCACCTCTCGAGGCAGCATCTTGGCGACCGGGTAGGCGAACGTGAGCGCGAGCGCGTCGGCGATGTCCGGGCTACCGCCGCCTTGCAACCGCTTCTTGATTTCGTCCTTGGACTCGAGGACGCGCTTGCCGACGTTGTCGTACCAGTACAGCGGCGTGGACAGTTCCTGCTTGAGGTCGGTGCGGTCGGGGATCGCGCCGCCCTGGTCAATCCATTCTTTCACGGCCCACCACATCTCAGCGCGCTTGTTGATGAACAGGTTCGGGAACATGGCCTTGCCGCCGAACGGCACCTCGGTCACCTCGTACCCGAGTTGCCGCAGGCGGTCGATCACGCCAGCGCCGGCCCCGGCGTCGATGAACACGGCGTCCGGGTCGCGCTCTTCAATGACGTTGGCAACCGCCGCTGCCAGCGCCATGTTGTCGATCCCCGTATAAAGGCGCGGGTTCTCCATGCGTAGGCCTTGGCGCAGGACGATGGCGCTTCGGTCATCGCCGAACCGGGCCGGGTCCACGCCGATGACGAGCGGGAATTCGATGATGTCGCCGTCCGGGTATTGGCGCTCGGCGGCGCTTTCCGCGTCGGACAGGCTGATGAGCTGATCGTCGCCGGCGGCGCTGAAGTCGCACAGATACTCGCGTGAGAACGCCTGCTCGGGCATGTCGCGCTGGAGGCGAGCGACCTCGTCCATGTCCAGCGCATCGGTGTCGTTCACCGTATACCGGGCCGCATACCACTCCGGCAGACTGCTCGCACGATAGAACAACTCGCTGAACAGGTTGATGCCCGCCGGCGTGCCGATGAACATGGCCCAGCCCTTGCGGTCTGACAGGGCGGGTTGGATGATGTCGTTCCACACCTCGGGCTTGATTTGCGCGACCTCGTCAATCACGCACCCGTCGAGTCGGACGCCGCGCAGGGCGTCGGGGTTGTCTCCACCGAACAGGCGGATGGTGGCCTTGTTGTGCTTGAACGTCACGGCCAGATCGGCCTCGTTCACGTCGATGGCTGCGGTGCGGATGAATGGGTCGATCTTCGATTTGAGGCGCGCCCAGGCGATGGCCTTGGCCTGCTTCAGGTACGGGGCCACGTAGACGAAGAAGCCGAGTTCGTCCTTGCACTTGATCGCCTTGTCAAGCAGCTCCATGATGGCGAGTTCGGTCTTGCCGGCACGTCGGTGCAGGGCGAGGACCGTGAACCGCTTGCGCTCAAGGTGGCACCGCCGCTGCCGCGCCCGTGGTTCGTAGCCGAGCCGAACGGTTTCAGTTCGCATCCGGGACGCCCGTGATGACGTGCAGGGTCACGCCGCCCTCGTGGGCAACGGCCTGCCTATCGCCGTATCTGGATGGGTCCCATTTACCGAGCAATCTCAAGCGCGTATCAATCTGCAATTTCTTCCAACCAAGTTCCAACTGGTCGGTCGGTGGTTCGGTGGCGATGATTTGGCACTCATCCGCAATGGCATCAAATCCGGCTCTGCGAGCCTCCTTGAAGCGTGCGGAAAATTGCTCGTCCTTCCGTAGCCACTCGTATACAGTCGTGTATGTCGGGCGGTCTTTGCCACTACGGCACCATCCACGCAAACTCTCTCCGTTTGCGATGCAAT